TCGGCGATGGCCGAGCCTACCGATGCCTTAATCCCCTCACGCAAACCCTGGATATAGATCAAGAAGCGTGCACGTAGTGCGGAATCGCTTTCTTGATTCACACCATTGGAATAAGGCAGCAGATTAGTCACCGTATCGACACCGACGATGGCCGTGGAAATAACCGTGATGGTATTGGCATTCACGTTGCCGCCACTCCCGGGATTGACGGCCTGCACCGTGACGATGCTGGAACTCACACCACCCGCAATCACGTAGGCATTGGTGTCTGCCTTGAACGACGACTGCGTGCTATCTGCAATCACGACAAAAGTTTGCGTACCGTCGGTCGTCAACAGTGTGCTGTCGACTGGAATGATGGCGGCGTTGGTGGCGGTGAAACGCGAAAACGTCACACTACCGGTAGCTGCCACCGCCGCCTCACGTAGCAATCCAAAGTCGCCGACGAAGCTATCGACGTCGGTGCCACTCGATGTGGCGAGTCGGGTCGTATTGAGTAATTGCATAATCAAGGATTGCAACCACATCGAAACACCAGCGACCGCTTGCACGCGCGCCAATTCCAGCGAGCCGATAAGAAAGGTCAGAACGGTCGAACAAGCCGATTGAATCGCCGCGACTTGCTGCCTCACGACGGTCGTAAATGACAGTGTATTTAATGACATTGAATGAATCCAAATTAAGGAAAACAATTAAGCGTGCATTGAAGGAAGCACACAACTAAGGCGCAAAGACGGTCACCGCCTGATTGGTCGGTGCATAAACATAAATAATCTGCGTCGACAACAAACCAGTCGCATCCGATTGAAACGTAATAGATGGCGCCGGTTGCTTTTGCACGTCAGGCTGTTTCAATACAATGGACGTAATCAACGCCGTCACTTCCGCATACTTTTCCGCCGACAGCGGCTGCCCGATGTAGTACCCCAGACCGGCGCCGTAATTAGGCTCCCAGATGTAGTCGCCAGGTGCCGTCATTAATTCGCGCACAATGCGTTGATTGATTTCAAGAATGCCCGATGCGGACGCATCGTCGCCGTTGGCCGAGAACTGGATGTCCAGGCCAAACCAGTGAAACTCTGCTGCCATGTGATTTCCTAGGTAATTTTTTGATTCATCTGGGTATGTTGTGGGTCGAAAATAACTCAAGACTAAACATAACCCTCCGTCATTCCCGCGCAGGCGGTGAAGCTGGGAATTCAGGCAGCTTGCTGCCTGCCAGCGTAACGGTACCCGCTTGCAAGCGGGTACTCCTTCCCTATAGGGATGCAGGGGAATCCAGTGGCGCGCAAGCGCCCTCGACTTTAATTCCCCTCATGCGGCGCAGAAAATAACGATTTTAAGCACATCACTTCGCCATTAATTTCAGACCACAGATCAATCCAATCTGGATTTCTCTCTTGCACGCATATACTTAGCAGGTTGCTTCATTTCACGCACGAATAATTAATACCATAGTTGATTTGCGTACGTCCAAGGCACTAACGTGCCACTGGATTCCCCTGCATCCCTATAGGGAAGGAGTACCCGCTTGCAAGCGGGTACCGTTACGCTGGCAGGCAGCAAGCTGCCTGAATTCCCAGCTTCACCGCCTACGCGGGAATGACGGAGGGCTATGTTAAGTCCGAGGCAATTTTCGACCCACAGAGAAGCCTGATGAACCACAAAAACTAAGGCTTCGGGATCGCGATTGAGCAGTTCGGAAATTTCACCGACACGCTCTCAATGGCGGAAGTCAACTCCGCAATTTGCGCGGCCAATTGCGTCAGTTGCGCCGCATAGGTAATGGTCGGTTTAACCATCGGTGTCATGAATTCAGTCACGAAGCTACTGATCCATGTGACGATCGCACCGAGGTTGGCGGTCGGCGGAGAAAGCAAGGCCAAGATCGGCGTCAATGCGGCCAACTCCGCTTTCATGCCAGCCTCCACTGCTGACAATGACGCAAAGGCCTCAGTCACAAGCGCTTGCAACTCCAGAGCGGAATTAGCAGCATTGATCGAGTTGGTCAAATTAGTAAAATGCGTGAGGTTAATGAGTTGAGATCCTTGCGGAATCATAATTTCCCTTAAAATATATTGGTAACGATACCGTCCTGAACCATCACCGTATCTCCACTCGGCGTGGTAAATGATCCGGTCGCGCCACTGCCGACGACCACGTTGCCGGTCACGGTCGCATTACCGTTTTGTGTCAACAACGGCGTCGTAGTGGTGATTCCATTCGGTGCCCCCATGGTGATACTGCCGTCGTTGTTCAGTCGTATATACGAACCCTGGCTATCGACAAACGCCGCCTGTCCTGATTGCACAACCGGCGGCGCCGCGGTGTTATTAAAAAAGCGTCCGTTGACGACCATCGCTTGCACGCTGCCGTCGATAAAATCGAGCTTCACCGAGTCCCCAATAGCCGGGCCGAATACCGCACCCAAGTTATTGCCCACCCAGATAGTTGCCAGCGGAATGAAACCGGTTTCGACCTGCTCCGGCAATAGCATCACCTTGACCGTATAGTTGTTCGGGTTGTAAGCCGAGACATGTCCATACTTTGCGAAAGTGAGGTTCGATAAAAATTCCGACACCACACGCTTGATTTGATTGATCATAAGACGACCGTAGTTTGCGCCGGCGTGGTGCGGCAGCTGATGTTCATCAAAAATCCACGAGCGTCAAAGCTGCGACTGATGGTCGAAATCTGGTACGTCGTATCGAATGACGTACCGGTCCCCTCCACCGACACTGGTGTCCACGGATACACTTGCACGTCGCCCGGCACGGTCACCTCCATCTTCATTTCATGCTTGCCCAAATCGGTCATCAATTTGACGGCCCGATCCTGGCAACCGGCCTGGGTCAAACCGGGAAAGGTGAAGTCAAAGTTCTTGATGTCTTGCGTCAGCTTGGCGCTTTGCTCGACTGCCTTCGCCTTTTTCGTGCTGGTCGCCGTCGCGCTGTAGGAAGCGTTGATGGCGCCGTGATGACTGCGCACCCGCACTGAAACATCACCCGCAATGGTCATATCGTGCGAAAAGGAAAGTTTTTCAACATTCGCCTTTGGATAAGGGCTCTCCGGTGTCGGCGCTTGCACGACGATTGCGTAAGGTGCATCCGATATGAACGAACCAAACTTGCCGAAATAGAGCGTACGGCCCAGCACGAAGCACTGGAACCCCTCCTGTTGCGCCAGGTAGGTCAACAGCGTCCACATCGAATCCTGACATTGCATCTGCACGTGATCGACATCGTAATAATTGCCGACCACAAGCGAGGTCGGCGTGATGTTGGTTGTCAGCACCGGAAACTTTGCAGCCAAGGCCGCCACAATCGCCGACGACGTCATGTTCGGATATTTGGCATCGCTCTTGGTGTCAATAAAGAGCGCTGTCAAATCACGTCCAGACAAAGTGAACACCGACGCAGCCGGATCGAATTTCAATTCATCGATGCGTGCCGACATCAGCAATGTCAAATCCGACATCGCATAATTCTCCGGGTCCGTCGGAAAACCCGCATAGACATCAATCACCATTTCCGTCTGCTGGGTCCACCACGGCCACTCTGCATAAGGCGCGGGAACAGTGACGTGCAGCGTGCCAGCCTCAAAGACACCGTTATGCTCGATGCTCCAACTGGTCCAGTTCAACAGCGTGCCGCCGATCATCAAAATTGCGCGTGGTGTGCGGCCTTGGCCGGTTGTCGGTATTTGATTGATCATGCCGGCACCGTAATCGTGTTAAAGCCCGTCATCATTGGGTCTGCAATACTGCTGGCCTGTGCGATGTCGGTCCAACGCGTGGCGTCGCCATAGGTTTGCGACGCGATTTGATACAAATTCCCACCGCCCGTCAGTTGCTGATTATTCGCAATCGGATTGGCGATCAATGCCACGTTCGCTTGCATACGCGAGGCAACGCAGCTTAACTCTCGCAATGCAGGCAATTGAACCGCCGCGTTGCACTGCGCGATCAAGCCCCCTAGCTGTGCGGCAACCGGTTGCGCCGGGTCGATCTTTCCCAGACTGGACACCGCAGCAACCGTAATCTCGGCATTCGCAATCATTGCCTGCACACCTGTTTTCAGCGCCGCCAATGGTGCTGTAACAGCGCCGATGGCAGCCGAAGCCGCGCTTGAAATGGTGGAAATTTGTCCCACTTCGCCAACCTCTTTCACCGCTGCCGAGAGAGACTGCAAACCATTGGCAATCGGCTGCACTGCATTGGTCACAGCCGACAATGCCGCGTTGACCGACGACACCAAGCCGGACAAATTCGTATCCGCAATCTCAGCCGCATGTTGCGTCATGATCGCTGCATCCTTTTTGATCGCGTCAGCTGGTGTTGCCGACGATGGCTCGTTATTCGACTGTGTCGCATCGCAAATCACTTCGCAGGTAAGGGAAAACGGTATCCAATACGGTTTCTTGAAATCCGCCTTGAATTGCGACACAATCACCGAATACTGAAACACACCCCAGGTCAAGGTGCACACCTGCCCGCTACGACGTATGCCATCCAACATCCTCGCCCTGGATGTTGCAGCGTCAGATAGCAGAATTCCACTCCACGAGATCGGCGCATCGTCCGCCCCCATCGCGTCAACCACGCGCAAACCGCCGATCATCTTAAGGGTGCACGGCATTTGCGCGCCGCCAAAGTTGATTTGCTCCGGCACCTCCGCGCCGGAAAACTCAAATCGACCGTGCGGCGTGGTCAATACCAACTTGGTTGTTTCACTCATTCGAACTCTCCAAATAGAACACGCGAACTGATATGGTCAGCCAGGTCAACCGCGCATCGGCGAAGCGGTGCCGTTAAGGCCGCTCGGGCCATGTGAAACTGAGGTGATCATGCGAGACGATATTTCCTTGCTGTCCACATAGACCGAGACGTTGATTGCCTGCTTGACAGTCGCGTTGGCTTTATCCATTATTTCTTGCATTTTTCCGACTTCAACCTCGCGCATAACGGAGGTCTGTTTGTGCGCAGGCGCAGGCGCAGGCGATGGCGGGGTCGCGAATTTTCTCGGATCCACGGGGAAATTATCCTGAGCACCGGCATTTTGTGCTTCTTGCTTTTTTCGTTCCAACTCAGCATAAAAGGCGCGCCGTTGCGCGCCATTTGTCGTGATTGCATCGACAAAGTGGTCCCACAGATGAAGTTTCGGCGCCTCCTGAACCTTGCCATCGATCACTGGCAATTCGTGGCCGTGTGCCTCGTGTCCATAGTCTTGCGGATGAAACACCATATCTTCATTTTCCCGACGCAAAAGTTCAGCGGGATCATTAAGGTTAGGCGAGAGTTTATAGGCGGCATAGGCAAGCCCACCGATCGCCGCGACCGCCAAACCAATGGGTGTCAGAAGAGCCACTTCACCCAAGGCCAAGCCCAATGCACCCAGCCCAACCTCGCCAGCGGCGACACCGGCTGCTGCACCGACACCTTCGATGCCAGCCGCCGTTGCAACGCCATCTGCAGCCACCGCTTCGCCTCCCAGCGCTAGAGCGCCGCCACCCTCCGCTAGCGTTGCTACCTCGGCGGCTTCTGCCACTGGAGCAATCGCCTTGATCACGTTCAGCACCTTCAATGCCGAACCTAAACCCGCGAAGGCGACTCCGGCAACGATAAGCGCGTCGGTCATATATTTCACCGCATTGGCATGTCCATGCATCCACTGGACAAGCTCTTTCAAGAGTGGATTGATGGCCTTTAGTGCATCAACCACCAACGGCAAAACCTGGTTGCCGACTTCCAGCATCAGATCATTCCAATTCCGTTGCAGTTCCATCATTTGGCCGTGCGCCGTCTCGGAACCAAGCTTATATAATTCGTTTCCCCCGGCAGCTTTCTTTGCCCGCGTGATATATTCTTCGGCCAAGGTTTGATCTTGCAATAACTGCCCGACCATGTTGGTCGTCGATTTAACGCCCAACAACGATTCCAGCTTTTCGTTGAGCGCATCGCCTTCCAACCCTTGCTTCTTGAATGCAGGGATGACGACTTCATTGATCCATTTCAGTGGATTGTCGCTCAAACCCTTAGCGTCCATGACGCCCATTGGATCCACGGACTTGATTTTGCCTTTGCTATAGTGCACCGCATCGGCCTTCAAAAGATGCGCGTGGTTTAGCAACTCAGCGATCTGCGGCGACATTTTCCCGGATGCAAAAGCCTGATGCATATCCATGGCTCCCGTGCCGGTATCGGCGCCACCGGACTTCTCGATGAAATGACCAAGACCGAAGTAAAACATCTCGTCCGACATCGTCTTGGTCGACATGCCGCCGGTCTTCAATGCTTGCGCATAATCTTGCGGTTTGACTGCGCCATCGCTGGCGATATACGACTTCAACATCATGTCCGTGACGTGCGAAAGCTTGGCAACATCGATCTTGCCGGTTTTCTCGTCTTTCAGCGCACCGCGCATTTCGGCGGTGCTTAACGCACCATGCATCAGCTCTTCAAACTTCGCACCTTGTTCTTCGCCCATGAACGATTCAATGCCGAATTTCATCTTGGCAAACATCGGCGCTATTTGCTCGGCCTGCGACAAGTCTCCAGTCACTGCCATCAACTCACGAAGCAATTTCATGTTATCCGTCACGGATTGCCCCATGACATCCATGCCCGCAGCAAACTGTTTAGCCTGCAGATTGATCGCTTCGCCATAGCCTAACGCGGCAAAATGCGTCATTTCCCGCTGAGATTGATCGGCAACATCGTACGCCGAAGTCAGCATCTCCTTGATGCTCTTGCTCGCTTCAATCAAGCCCTCGCCGGAC